GGTATTATAGATGTGGTACCAATTAATGAAGCTGGATTTACAACATTATCGAAGGATATAAATACAACAATAACAATAAATTAAGATGCCAGACGGACAAAAAGGAACATTCGGAAGAGGGTTACAGAAATTTATTCAAAGTAACTTACCCTATAGATCTCCTGCAGCAATTATAGATGATGTAACTGAGCAGAATCCTAAGTTTAAAGATTTCTATAAAGCGGGATCATTACGTAAAGAATTATTAGCGCAACACTCTATTCTTGCTCCTAAGGCACCTGAATCTTCGGCACCTATAGGCTCGTTCTTAGCTGATAGGATGTATAACGAGCTAATGTATGCTACGCTTGATGTAGATAAGTACAGACGTTTGCGAGATTATAGAACAATGGCCCAGTTTGCTGAGGTAGCAGATGCATTGGATGAAATTTGTGATGACTTTCTTAATGAAGATGAGCATGGTAATATAATTAATTTAAAATTGAGAAGTGTCGTAGATTTTGATCCGTTAGTTAAGCGACAATTAAATGAAGAGTTTAATAAATTTATTAATTTATTTGATATTAGAGAACGCGGATGGGAATATGTAAGGTCGATGTTAGTTGATGGTGAACTTTATTTTGAAAATATTATTCATGAGAAGCATATTAGAGAAGGAATATTAGGTGTTATAAACATTCCTACTCAAGCTATAGATCCCGTATATGATAATTTTCAAAATATGCACATTAAAGCATATTTACTCAGAAAAGCTAAACATCATAAAGAAGCAGAAGAGCAGTATCAAGCTCAGGGAGATAAAGATTTTATTCCAATGGAAAAAAATCAGATTACATATGTAAATTCCGGTACATGGAATGAGAATAAAACTTTTAGAATTCCGTTTATTGAGAATGCACGGAGAGCTTATAGACAGTTATCTTTAATTGAAGATTCAATTATTATATATCGATTAGTCCGAGCTCCAGAGCGTTTGGTATTTAATGTTGATGTTGGTAATATGAGTACTCCTAAAGCAGAAGGATACATGCGTCGCTTGATGCAAAATTATTGGAGTAAGAAAACATTTAGTTTAGATGATAATAAAAGAGTAGATTCGTTTAATCCGCAGTCTATTTTAGACGCTTATTGGTTCCCGAAAAGAGAAGGAAGTCAAGGTACAGAAGTTAAAACTCTCCCAGGTGGTCAAAATTTAGGTGAGTTAGATGATTTAAATTATTTCGTTAAAAAGTTATATAAGGCTCTTAAAGTTCCGACTAATAGAATTGAGTCAGACACTTCTCAATATAGTGCTGATGCAACCGTCTTAAGAGAGGAATTAAAGTTTGCTAATTTTATTGTTAGATTGCAACATCAATTCGCTGTTGGTTTGAAGGATGCTTTTATTACTCATCTTAAATTAAAGCATGTGTGGAAAGATTTTGATTTAAGAGAGAACGTCTTTGATTTAACCTTTACACCTCCACGTAATTATTTTGAATTACGTAAGCAACAAATAATGGATCTTAAGCTTAATAATTTCACTAATATTGCCGGTAATGAATCTATATCACAAGGATACGGTCAAAAAGAATATCTTGGATGGACAGATGAGCAAATTAAAGCTAATAGAGAGTGGCTTAGGAAAGATGCTGCACTACAGTATGAGTTAGAGCAAATTAGAGGCGGTGGCGCAGATTGGGCTATCGGAGGTGGGGCGGCACCACCACCTGGTGGCGGTGGAATCCCAGCTCCAGGTTCACCTCCAGGTTCACCTCCAGGTGAAGAAACTCCACCAGAGATTGGCGGTGGGGCACCCCCGGGCGTTGGTGCTGATACTGAAGTACCTACTCCAGAGCCTACTGCAGGTGGCGAAACTTCAGCGTTGCCAACATAAATAATTATGTGGCCACTAGTACATGGACAAATGATTATTTAGATGCAGGGAGTCATTTATATTCTACATATCTCGCGAATTCAGTTGATACCTATCAAGAATTAGCTGACAGGATCACATATGGATTAGGATACCCTACTATTAATTTAGAACTACATGGGAACCAGATCTTTACTCATATAGCTCAATCGATAGAAATGTTTTCTAAGTTTGCTGGATATACTTTAGAGCACTTAGTTCTTGATAGTTCTAAATATGAGCAAGGTAAAGGATTAGATCTTAGTAGATTATTTCTTCTTACAAATGAATTAGACGCTAAATATTCAACTGACGTTAAAACGTCTGCTGGAGAATCTACTTTACTACCCACGACAACAGCCGCGACTGTTTCAGGGACTGGCTACGATTCGTACGGTGGAAAATTCACATCTTTATTTAAATTTGATTGTGGTGTCATTCCAACTTATCCTTCTGAATATACATTTGTAGCAACAGCATCTGGCGATGACGCCGGTGTGCATGTAGTAAAGTCTTTAATTACATGCACATCAGCTAGTGGCGGTCCTGCAACTGTTGATATAAGTCAATACGGTGATGTATACACAACAGCGTCCACAATAATTTCTGCTGTAAGTTCGCTTTCGACTACTGGGTCTAATGTCATACAAATTGGTGTTACTACAACTGGTAACGAATATTCAAATGTAGTAGTTACCGCAACACGAAAAAATACACGGAATGATAGTACTACTAAAAGTGCCCTTACAGCAAGGAGCTGTAATATAGGATACTTTGATGGTCTCACTAAACAAAATAGAAAGGTAATAGACGTTTTTAGTTATGATGAGTCAACAAGTAGTAGTTTAAATACACTATTTACAATTGAGCAAACTTTAGCGCAACAAACTTATTTTAGTTACGCAATGGGTAATTATGGGTTTGATTTAATTAGTTGGTATATATTAAAGCAGTGGTTAGAGACGCGAGAGAAAATGCTCTCAACAAAACGCTGGTTTAAATTTGATGATGCTAAGCAGCGGTTACTTATGATACCTGAGCCTAAGACGAAGGAAAAGTTTTATGGTGTAGTGAGTTGTTATGTCGAAAAACCTCTTAAGGATTTAATTAAAGAGCCATGGGTGTATCAATATGCTACTGCATTAACTAAAATTACATTAGGCCGTGTTCGAGGTAAGTTCGGTAACGCTCAATTATTTGGCGGTACAGGTCTAGATGCTGGTATCTTACAGGAAGGAATATTGGAGAAAAAGGAGTTAGAAGAAAGGCTCTATACTGGTGCGACAGCTGGTTTCGGAGATTCAGAACCTCCTATGTTCTTTGTAGGGTAATGGCTTTGCATAAAAAGGGCGCCTTTAAGCAAGGTATATATAGACCTATTCATAATAAAAAATTTCTCGGTAAGAAATATCCTCAATATAAGAGTTCTTGGGAATTACATTTTTTTAAATGGTGCGATCATAATCCAAACGTACTCGAATGGACGAGTGAGTGTGTCGTTGTTCCTTATATAAGTCCTATAGACTCTCGAACACATAAGTATTATGTTGATAATACTTTAGTATTACAAGAGAGAGATAAAAAGGTAAAATATTTAGTAGAGATAAAGCCATATAGTCAAACTCAACGCCCGGTTATGAGAGGAAGAAAGAAACAAAGCACATTATTACATGAGCAAGCTACGTATGATATTAATCAATCTAAGTGGAAAGCTGCAAAACAATGGGCTGATGATCATGGTTATAATTTTTTAATTCTTACTGAAAAGGAATTATTTAACGGAAAAAGATAAGATAAACAATAAATATTTTATAGCGCTATGGCCTTTAAATTGCTAGTAGAGAAAACGGACCCTTTAGAGTTCGAGTATGTAGTAGAAGAACAGAATAATCAATCCGAATCTAGATTATATATCAAAGGGCCGTATATGATGGCTTCTGAGATTAATAAGAATAAACGTGTTTATGATTTAGATAACATGGTTCAGGAAGTCACTCGATATCAAAAAGAAATGATTAAGACGGACCGAGCCATGGGTGAGTTGAATCATCCTACTACAGCTGAAGTCGATTTAGAAAGAGCATGTCATATAGTTACCGAAATGAAACAAGACGGTAACGTTTTTTATGGTAAGAGTAAGGTGTTACAAACTCCCTGCGGTACTATAGTAAAGCAATTAGTTACAGACGGTGTAAGGGTTGGTATGTCATCAAGAGCATTAGGTAAGATTGATCAAGATACTGATAGTGAGGTTGGTCATGTTACTGAAATGAAGTTAGTTGCTATTGATTGTGTTGCCGATCCGTCTTATTCAGATGCGTTTGTTAATGGCATATTAGAATCAAAACAATGGATTTTAAATCGTAGCGGAGATTTTGAAGAGCATTTTGATAGGTTTGAAGAGAGTTTGAAGAGGTTACCACGTAGAGATATTGATGAATACTTTAGAGGTAAGTTCATTGAACTCATTCAAAACTTTTAAAAAAAGGGTATAATTTAATTAAATAATTACGATGGATCGGAATAAACAGATCAAGTCATTTATCAGTAATATTATTGATAAAAATTATGCTGGTGCAACTACAGAGTTAAAGGCAGTAGTTGAAGCCAAAATTAAACAAAAAATAGCGAAAGCAACCAAAAAGGATTTATTTTAGTCATGAGCAACATATCTGATTTACTTAAAGAAGTAGGTAAAGACGTTCTTACAGAGGATAGTCTTAAACAAATTGAAACAGTGTTTAATGAAACAGTTGATAAGAAAGCTGATGAGCGTTCAAAGATCGCGACCGAAGCCGCTCTCACAACTCAAGACGCAGAACACTCTAAGAAGTTAGAAGAGCTCTTAGAGGCTATAGATAAAGATCATACGAAAAAACTCAATAAAGTGGTTGAGGCTGTTGATCATGACCGTACTCGTAAATTAAAGAATGTTGTTCGTCGCTACCGTCAGTCTATTAATGAGGAAGCAACATCGTTGAAAAATACTGTTGTTGAGTCTGTTTCTGATTATCTTGATTCATATATAGAAGAGGCTATTCCTACTCAGACAATTGAAGAGGCCGCTACAAATAAGAGGGCATATTCTTTACTTAGCGATATTCGCAAGATGCTTTCAGTTGATATGGTATTAGCTAGTGATTCTATTAGAGAAGCAGTTAAGGATGGTAAAGACACTATTACTGGTCAAAAGAAAGAACTTAATGAGCTTACTGAATCACATAACGCAGTTTCTGAAGAGTTAGAACACCTTAAAAAGGACCTTTATTTAGAGAGGAAGCTGGCTGGTCTTGATGAGAAGAAAACGAATTTTGTAAGAAAAACTTTTAAAGATAAAGATCTTACGTTTATTGAAGAGAATTTTGAGTATACAGTCAATATCTTTGACAAGAAAGCTCAAGAGTCTCTTGATTTTTTAAAGGAAGAGGCATTGAAAGTCAATAAGACTCAAGATGCTGAAGTTCAGACAATTGAGGAGGGGACTGAAAAGCCTAACACTCCTGTTGATTATTATGCTCAAGAATTAAAGAGTATGAGACTATAAATGTTGAGGTATATATTACCTGATTCTCCAATGCAACGGAAAAATTATTATAAATGAAAGGAAACTAATTAAATTATGAACGAAACTAATACACGTCCTAATACTAATTATATAGATAATAATAGAGCGGAGCAATTGTTGGAGAAGTGGAGTCCAGTTTTGGACTATACCTCTGACAAAGTTTCNCCTATTGAGAATCCGCATACGCGGATGAACACTGCCATTCTCCTTGAGAATCAAGANGANTGGTGTTTGAGAGAGGGTAACACATCTGGTAACGCAGCTGCTAATCAAGGGTCGTTCGGTTCNAGCGTCGGTGTCGGTGCTGGTCAAGCGGGCGGAACTTATGGTTCTGGTGATACTTATGCATCNAATGATGCACGTTTACCGAAGATTCTTATTCCGATGATTCGCCGTACATTCCCCGAGTTGATNACTAACGAGATCGTTGGTGTGCAGCCGATGAGTGGACCGGTTGGTCTCGCATTTGCTCTTCGTTATAAGTATAGTGCAGATACCATTGGTAACACTGCTGCCGCAGATACTACTGCTGCTTCACATATTGGCGATGCAACTGATGCAACAACCGGTAATACTGGCGCGGCCGCACAAGGTTCTGCTAACGCCCCTGATGGTGAGTTGGGTCACAACTACTTAGGTACATCATTTACTGGTGTAAGTAGCTCGACCGTTCAAGCGGGTACTAAAGATACCTCGTTAGCGGCGAGTACAGCTGGTATTGGCTCTGGTCACTGGTTATCTGCTGGTCTTGATTCACAAGACGAAGGTTTTGCCGCTGCTTTATCTGCTTTTGAGCTTGATAAGGCTTCGTCAGCTCCTACAGTTGAGTTGAGCTTCGAGAAGACAGCTGTTGAGGCTGGTACTCGTAGGTTGAACGCTCGCTGGTCAGTTGAACTTGAGCAGGATCTTAAGAATATGAATGGTATTGATGTTGACGCTGAGTTGACAAATGCTATGTCGTATGAGATTCAAGCTGAGATCGACCGTGAGATGATTATTCGCATGGTTCAAGCTGCTATTGGTGGCGGGAACGGTGTTGGTTATTCCACCTATAAGGTGTCGGCTGCTGATGCACGCTGGCAGGGTGAGAGAAACCGCGACTTCTATCAGAAGTTAATCGTCGAGGCTAACAGGATGGCTGTTCGCAATCGCCGTGGTGCTGCTAACTTTGTTGTTGCAACACCTAGTGTTTGCGCTATTCTTGAGATGCTCCCTGAGTTCTCTTGGATGACCGTTAACGGTAACGTTAACACACAACCGGTTGGTGTTGCTAAGGTTGGTAACGTTGGTGGACGTTTTAACGTTTATCGCGATACACGTACCGAGGCTACATATAATCTGGGACAAGGTTATCAAGGGTCTACGACGAGGGTTGAATATGCATTACTTGGTTATAAAGGACCTGAGTATTATGATACTGGTATCATTTACTGTCCTTATATTCCGGTTATGGTGCAGCGTTCGATTGATCCGAATAGCTTCTATCCGAAGGTCGGTATGTTAACACGTTATGGTGTTGTTGATCACCTCTTTGGTGCAGCCAACTATTACCATGTTGTGTTTGTGGCTGGTCTTGGTTTACAGTTTAACAGTGGTGCTGCGGCAGCGCAGTCTACAGTATTCCAGTAAGCCGAATATATTGTTTATTATCAAAGAGCGCCCGAAAGGGCGCTCTTTTTTTATTGTCTAATGGTCTTAATCCACGGGATAGTTTCATCCCACATCATCTCATCAATTAGGTCTATTTTATTAGCTCTAATCGGATTAATGTCCCATCCACCTCTTCTTGCATATAAACATGCAACCATTAATTCCCGCGGGGAGAACCTATTGTACAAGCGTTTATAAATGGTTTCACATATCTCCTCATGGAAGTGATTTTCGTCTCTAAACGAAACAATATATTCAAGCAGTTCTTTTACTCCTGGTAACCATTGACCTTCGATGTGAATAAATACATCTCCCCAATCAGGTTGTGATGTAACACGGCAGTTACTTTTAAGCAATGAAGACATTACATTTAGATTATTTGGCTCCGCCATTGAGGTATATTTCGTATCAAATATAGATGGATCTTCTTTATACTTAGTAATCTCAATCTCAGACTTTGCACGCCATCCAGTTGTCAGAAAGTGCTCCAACCTTACATATTTCTTAGTTGGGATAATTGCTAAAGAGTTTGGATGACCATCGTATGATTCTAAGAATGGATTAGATACTCCTCTCAAATCTGTATCACAAGAGAATAATTTAACCTTTACTTCTGTTTCCAACAGTTTACTGAGATCAGTTGCAGCGTGATATTCAATACTGCTTACAACATCTTCTATCGTTTCGCCAAATTTCGTCATATTGAAACTATTCCAATATAATTTCATAGATTTAGATTCGACAATATATTTACTATCACAAGGATACACTACTTTAGCGACAGCGTTAACAGGTAATCCATTATCCATTAATCCTGAAACCTCGTATCCGTTCCAGACATCATAACCAACGAACGGTAGATCGTTATCTTCAATTTTAAGATGCTTACGATTGCTAGATCTAGGCTCTCTTACTAAGAGCTTATTATCATATTCGGATTTATATGTACTAGTTTGACCTAGATGCTTGCTTANGTTTTTATTATCAAGTTTACTCATGATACATTATCTCTATCATCTTATTATAGCGTGTCTCTACACTCCCTTCAAGTACAAAAACATTTGGATACTTATCTATAATTAGATCTTCGTATAGCTTAATAATCTTATTGCGAAAACTTTCACTCATAGATCTTTCGCCATCATTAATCAGAGCTACATTATACGGGCTAGTATAAAAGATATAATCATATTTCGAAATATATCTTCTTAGCATTGCCGAGAACATCTTATCCGTGAATTCGTNCACTTTACCTTCCATTCGGAAATATCGAGTGTAAATAAAACCATCGACAAGACATCTATCTAAAATAGTATCCATATCTGTATTAGTATATGAAAAAATATTATTTAGATGATCAACTAATATTGCGGTTTGAGTGTCGATGTAGTCACCTCCATCATCATTTATTTTAAATCCTTGTCTTTTTAGTTTACGAGTAACTTCAGGAACTACATTCCAATGATTCCTACAATCATTCCAATGATTGAGTGATGTTGTTTTTCCTGAAGACTGAGCTCCTGTAAACGATATTAACATTATTTACCCCAGACACCATTATCGACTAGCTGAGCAATTTTGCAATATAAACTTGAATCTTTCCAAGCATCGATAATTGGCTCATTGGCCGCATCACTACGTTTCACAATAACGAGATTAATTAGTCTCTGTATCTTATCATGAATACGGAACACTAGGCCCGTTTTGGCGACATGTTGTCCATCAGGTTTTGATAAGTCTTGACCTACTGAAATATTCCCTGGACCATAGTCGTGTTGTTTCTGAATGAATAATTTATATTCTTCTTCGAGCAAGTTCTTTAACATTGCACATGTCTCAGGATAATCCTGCTCTACTTCCGCTTTAAGTTTATCGTAATCTTTCATTTAAAAAATTTATCCATAATTTTGAAGATTCAACGTGTAGCGCTCTCTCTAGCTTATCGTATGAATCAAAATTATTATTAATAATACATTTCGCTACAACAGGTCCGTCATCGAGTTCAGGGGTTACTTTATGAATAACACATCCGACTCGAATATGGTTTGCCTCCCAAGCCTTCTTTTGTGGGTTAAATCCTTTTAAGTCAGGATGTATATGTATTGCTCCAGGATGACCATTATAGATATTAGATGATCTAGTAAAATGAGGAGGTAATATTCTCAGATAACCATGAAGAGTAACAAATACTTCTTCCTTCCAGTTTTCATTTAAAATAGAATAATTTAGTTGATCGGCAGCTCTAGTATAATCTATTTCTTTAGGCCAATTTGGTAGTGTAATTAATTTAGTATGTTCTAATCTGACTCGTTGTACGAGTTCAACATGAGTAGTTTTATCGTCTTGTTTATTAGTTACAACAAGATCAGGCCATTTGTCAATAGCTCTAGATATGTTAACTATTTCAGAACCAGTCTGACTAAAAAATGCTACCCACTTCATCGCTTAATAATTTTTTTGAATTGGCTGGTGTTGTATCTAATAATCTCTTTCGCGTCTTCATCAGGATCAGCATGGATAAGATCTGCTAATAGCTGCTTAGGTTTATGATTGAGACCAAAATCACCATTATATTGATACCCTAACAGGCCTGCGACTACTGGATTAGATGTATCAAGACTTCTAATATTATAGACGTTATTATTTACATACCATTTAAACTCTCTAGCAAGCGAAGCACCTAACAAGTGATGTGGTTTATTCCAGTTCCAATAACCTTCATCAATAAGTCGTTTTACAAGATGTTGTCTTCCTGTAGTTTGTCGCATTAATTTTTTAGGGGTTAGTAAATTACTAAAACCAGTTACATCGTACATGCTAAAATCAAAGCTAATAGCAATATAATCAGCATACGCTGACATAAACCTATAACACTCAACGACTTCCGACCACGTTTTTCCTTGAACAGCGCCTATTGTAGCACCGGGTAAGCCCTTATATTCATCTGTAAACTCTTTAAAATTATCCATTGTACCTTCTGAGTCCTCTAATACGTCAGGTACAATGTAATAATTCGGCTTTATCTTTTCACACCACTCTGCATATTTTGCCGAATCAAATGCCTCTTTGAGCTCAAAAATAGAATTATCTAATAAGATTTCACCATCCGGTCTTTTCGCTTTATATCGACCAAGAAACCAATCTCTGTATTCTGGTTCTTCTTCCATTAAGTGCACTAAGCAATATTGATAATCATTATATAATATAGACTCCGGAAGAAGAGTGATGGGCGACTCATGAGAGACTTTAATCATAAGCACTATTATAGCATATCTACTACAAAGATCAAGTAATAAATAATTATACATGCCAGATATAAAAGGATCAGCAAAAAAAGCACTAGGAGGTGCTGCAGCTGCTGCGGCTGGCGCGATCGCCGCACTTAAAAAGATGATTGCGATCCCAATGATACCGCCATTTATGGAACTAGCGGCAAATATTAAAAGCCTAATATCGGTAAAACTAATAAAAGAGGCGATTAAGAAAAAAATTGACGCTGTTAAAGATATTTTAGATCCTACTAAAATAAAAGATCAGATATCAGGAGATAAAAAAACTGGGATCATTGCATCGGTTATGCCTAGACAAGTTAAAGAACTTGTTAAGGCTTATAAACAAGGAATGAAGTTAACTCCAAAAGAAGGTATAACAAGTGCCTTAGAAAAATTTACCGGTGTAAATTTAGATCAAGATAATTTATTACAAAGTCTAGGAGGTGCAGTATTAGATTCTATTAACACTCAGATCAGCGCTCTCAAGCAAACCTTTATGCAAACAGTAGTCGGCTGTATTAACAAAGCAGTAAGAGACTTACTTAATAAATTTCCTACTTTAGATTTTTTAATAAATCTTGAAGATAGATTAAATGGTATTTTAGGAAAATTTCGGAATCAATTAGAACAAAAAATTGATGCAGAACTTCGAGGGTTAATGTATCAGAAAATTAAAATACATCAATTAACGTTGTTTAAACAAAGTTTACATGGATCAATTAGATCAATTTGTCCTGAAGCTACACCAGCCTCTTCTGCCGAAATAAGAGACTTTATGAATGCTTTTGAGGAAGGAAAGAGAAGAAGAGAAGCAGCATATGAAGATAAAGATAAAAAAAATCAAGTAGATGATGAGGGAGCACCCAAACCTAAGGCTATAGGAGAATCGTCAACAAGGGATTATACTTCAGAAAAAGATTTAAGAGATTGGCGAACGAACCCAGATGCTAAAATGCAGGCAATTACAGAAAACAGTGATAATATTATGAGTACTGTGAAGCAAAGTGTTAAAGATGGCCAAGCAGTAAGTAAGAATACTGTTAGTTCAATTGTGAGGTCTAAAAGTCGTTCTAAAGGAGGTAAGGTAACATATGTATATACTGGCCAAGGTGATCAAGGCGGTAAATGGATGAGTGAAGAAGAGAGAAAACAGAATAAAGATGCAGCCGCCCGAATTAATACGCAATTGGCTAGTAATAAAGAATTTAATACTAGTGGTTCTAGTTTTATGATGGTGAGTAATACTGGAGGCACCACCCCTAGTAGACCTAGTGGAGGTGTATCTCAAGAAGATATTGACAAATATGGTTACGAGGCTTTAGGGTTACAAGATCCAAATACGTAAAATAAACAAAATGAGTATATATGTAAATGCAAATTCAAATGAATCCGAGAAATATTTCGGTAATCATTTAGGTATAGTTATACAAAATAATGATCCTGATAAAAGTGGTAAGATAAAAATATGGGTGCCTCATATATCACCTACAGTATATAA